GGTATGCTTGGCTTCAACAATACGTGTTGCCCACTTAGCATCGATCATACCCTTGGCTGGTACTGGCCCAATCATATCTTCATATTCATGCTGATGATTAGACAGCACACAATCATGCTCTTGTTCAAACCACTGAAGGTTGAAGTCTTCGGTCCAACTACCAAGCTGCACTGCAATGTTGCGAGACAGATCATCTGATTCAACACGACCAGTTTTGATTTGCCAAAGCTCTAACCAATTGCCCTGCATAATTTTTACGCAGTCACTTCCTCCGATGAAACCCTTTCGTTCCATTGTGTTCTCCATTATTGTTTTGTTTATAACTACTTACATACTGCATATACGCAGTTGGATCAAGAAGATTTTTCTTCGTAGGTAACAACGGGAAGATCGACTTCGGGAATATCACCATACTTGTCAAAGTCAGAACGAGTTAGCAAACCAAAGTCCAACAACTCTTGCTTCAATCTACCGCGCAACCAACACTCGCCAACACGCTCGCCATTGCAAATGCGCTCAGCATTAATGCGATGAGAGTCAGCGACCCAACCAACGTTAGCTTGGTATTCTTTTTTGTATGCATCGTGTGACCCACGAGTCACGCTTGCAGACCAGACATCGCCGGTTACATACCGGCCAATAGATTTTAAATCTTTTTTCATTGAGCCATCCAATACTCTTTAATGCGCTTGCCATTTTCAAGCTTGATAAACTGGCTATCAATTGCAAAGCCTTTTTCTTTGAGGTCGCAGATGCGACGAGGCAATGACCAGCAACCAAACTTTTCTAAAGCAGTCATGCCTGTTATGCTGTTGCCCTGCTCAAGCCATGCTTGGATGTTTTTATTCTGTGTCTCCGTGTGATTCATAGCTGTTCTCCAATAGCTGTTGAAAGTTTTCACCAGTCATAATGACCAGTGTTTGCGGCGTTCCTCTGCGCCGTTTATAAAAGGCAATGTCTCTGCCTTCTAATACTGTGAATGGACTGGGGAAGCCTGACTTATCTCTGTACTTTACTTCTCCCACCAATTTTTTTCCGTTGAGGTAGAGGTGGATGTCTCCTGAATACTCTCCTCCCAAGCTCCCCGAGAGGGGGACCCTCTTCGCTTCGAGCGGCGCTTTGATTTTGTTGAGCCACGTGACAAACCACTTTTCGTGGTAAGTTCCTTTGCTCTTGTTATGGTTTGCCATTTGTCCTCCTCATAGCAATGAAGACAAACAAACCAATGTTTTTCCATTGATCCTTTGCCATTTGTTTTTAGCATTGCCACGAACAATTCAGTTCTAGTCTCGCAAGCAATACAGTTTATAAATTCCTTACCTTTTTTTGACTTCAATGTCGTAGCCTAACGCATCCAGCCAACACATAAGAAAGAATCCAGACGGAACTCTTTTGTGTTGTTCCCATTTGTGAATCAAAGATTCAGTGCAGCCTACTTTATGAGCGAGTCTGTCTTGACTTAAACCCTGCTCGTGCCTTGCGGCTACTAACATTTGGATCATTTGCTCGTAGTTGTTTGGTATTCTCAGCTGCGATTTGTCTTCGCTCTTGCTCATGAATAGCTTCAAGAACCTTGCTTGCGGTAGAAAACCTAAGCTCGGTTGCTTCCCCTATGGTGCGATAGTAAGTTGAGGTTGGTACTTCAGCGACACGAAACGCTTTCAATAGCTTTACGTTTCGTGCCTTTGCTTCTTGCTTAAGATATTCCAAGTATGATTTCATGCTGCGAATATGCAGTTAAAAATCTATATCGTCAATCTCTACCTCACCATCACCCGAACATCTTGAGCATGGCTCTGTCATTACATCTATCACACCGATGTCACGATCAAAGCCTTGAGGCCTTGCTATCTCAAAGGTAATGATGCCCTCGCCATTACAGTGAGGGCAGACTTCTTTAGTAGGGGATGTCATCATCAATAGCCTCCTGTCTGTTAAGATAGTTAGCCTCCCATGCCTTAGTTGCTCGGTCAACAAACTTATCATAGTCAAACTTTGGATTGGTTTGCTTTAGTTTCTGTGCAATTTCTTGCACACCTGTTGCCCATCCTAGTAATGGTGCAACCTCATCTGCTATGAACTCAAAGTCACGGCGTGTAAATCTAGGTGTAGTCATTAAGCCATCTCCTCCCATTGCTTAGTCTTCATTGCACTAGCGATCTTAGCCTCACGCTCGTAACGTGCAGTGTGAGGTGATCTTAGCTCGCCAGTATGTGTTGCCCAATGTGTTAGGCAGTTATACAAGGCCCACTTGTTTGAGCCTAAGTTGCTGCGTTCATCACTCCAAATACCAAGAAGATTCTCTAGCTGCTTTTCATTGGTCTTGCTTGCTGTTTGCTGGCGTGTGTATGCCTTCGCTACAGTCTTCTTGAGGAATGATTCAACCTGATCGTGTTCAACCTTGGTCTTCATCCAAGATTGCCACACATCCTTCTGATCTTTGAAGTGCTCAAGACCAGTGATGATCTTAGCTGCTGATCCATCGACGTTGATAGATGCAGTGTGCTTGTATCTACTGAATGCTATGGCATCTGCTGTGGTGCAGCCATTCAAGCACCAAAGACGCAAGCCACTAGCTGCTTGAGCAAACGGCCATGATGCATCGTAACTGTTAGAGAATGTGGCACGATACTTAACGTAGTCACCCACCTCTGGCTCAACAGTAAGATTATTAAATAGTATTTCTCCTCTAAGCTTGCGCCCATTCTCAAAGACATCAACCTTTACCTCGTAGTCATCGGATAAGTCGGCTGCTTTGACACCATCAAGCACAGAATTAACAACGTCATCATGCGTCACGATCTTGTAGCGTGACTTGTGCAAGCCCATTGATGCGCCAGTATCCAAGCGCACAATGTTCTGATGCCCAGCTATCTCAATGCCGGCAGCATCGAAGACAGGCTGTGACTCAACGTCAAAGTTAAAGTCATCCATTGTAAAGTGTTTCATATTATACCTCCTCTAGTTTTGCATGTATTTCAGCGAAGCAATTTGCAATCCCTGTCATTGCATGTGGTCGCTTGCAGCTTTCAATTGCACCTGAGTTATCTTTGAGAAACTCATGTATCGCTTCGATGTCACCTTTGGTAAACATTACAGACAAAGGTAGATCTGCATAGTCAATGTAGTTAAGTCTCATTTGGTTCTCCATTTCGTTTTGTTTATTCACTTGGATTGTTTGATAGCTGCGATTGCAGCTACGGCTGTGAGTCCCCTCCTCCCCCTTCGGGGTCGGGATCAACCCTTCAACCTTCTCTTACCTGTGATGGCGCAACACCTCAGCGCTCACCACATCGGATCTTCACACACTCCGCATCACCCCTCACCACAAGAGCGAGCGAAGCGAGCGAAAAATTTTTAGGGGCTGCTTTCGCAACCCCCTCAATTGTTTCTCTTTCGGTTTGGCTCACGCTGTCTTGCGCTTTGCCTTGGGCTTGTCGTTGGCTGCGCCCATCGCGTCCATCGCCGCAAGAGTGGCTGCGATATCCTCTGGAATCTCGGCATCTGGCTTGCTCTCAACCGATGTGTATTTGACGCCGGTCATCTCAAGGTAAGCGGCCTGTGCTGCGGCTAGATCCTCGCGCATAACACGCAAGCCGAATGCCTCTGCCTCCCATTGGGCAACACTGCTTTTGAGGTTGGTTGTGCTGATCTCGTCGCCGGTGTACTGGCTGCGGTATTTCTGGGCCCAGCGCTTAGCGTTGGCCTCGCGGTCCGACTGCCGCGGAATCCAAAACTCAAGGTCTTGGATCTCGCGCTTTAGCTTGCGCTCTGCGTGGAAGCGCAGCGTGTCAACAAAGCGCCACCCGTCTTCTTTGCCGGTGGTGTTGTTCTCGCGGATGTATAATTCGGTGGTGTTCGTGTATGTTTCAACGATTGCGTTTATTAAATTAGTCATGAGTTTTTCTCCTAAGCTCTCATCTAGTTTTCATATTTGATCCGGCCCGAAGTGAGGGGCTGGACAGCAACGACAGGGAATAGCCATGGTTCTACTGTCAAGTCGCAACTACGTCCGTCTTGACCGTAGGTTCTGGCTGTTCCATGACGGTGATGACCGGCCGCGAGCTTCGGAGTTGGTCAAATCCCCCCTTTGGGGGGCAGGGGGGGTTATATCTATAATCTATCTTCTTTGATAAGTTTGGGGTTTGGGGGCTTGCGCAAAAGCCCCCATGGACAATGCGGTACTCACCGCCCATAGGCGGCCGAGACCATAGGCTCGGTCTTCGATGAGTGGCGCGGTCAGCACAAATAAGAGAGCGAAGCACAATAAACGTGCTGATGACCCCAAGTCCGTCAACTGGTAATTACAGATGTGACGTAAGGTAATTTGGATAGTTACGTAACGTCACTACTTGACACACCATTGACAAACAGAGCAGTGTGGGGGGGATCTACAGGGGGGGTGAAGCCAGC